TACATTCGTCAAGAGTTAACACGTGAACTCGCACAAAATAAGCCCAGACTAAATAGTCACGAATTAAAGTTGCTGATGTGTCATAATGGTTAACTTGTTGGTGGTGAAACCGGGCAAAGAATACATTGTTCTACGTAAAGCCCGAAAAAACTATCTGTGCCATGAATGCAGTAAACCAATCTTTAAAGGCACATACTACATTGAAGACCACATTAACTATTTACAGACGAACCGTTATGGGCAAGTTTTTAAAAAGCATTATGTGAATCGTATCTGTTTGAACAGTTGGAAGGGTCCAATCCCGCAAAAATAACAGTTTTTGCGTTGATTTTTCTCTTTTTTTATGTATTAAAACAAAAACCTTAAAAACAAATTGGTACTAAATAATAGACATATATTGTTCTAATCCTGTAGCTCCCCTCTATTCATGCTTCACAGGGATAAAAATAAAGTGGAGCTCTCAGAATATTTCCGCAACAAAAAATTGAGGTTGAATATTTTAGATGGGTAAACGCAGTAGCAGAGAGTCTAAGCAGCGGCACACACAAAAGTATCGTGTCCGCAACATTCTGTTAAACTTTAGTTTCCACGACCCACAAAGAGATGAAACAGTGTATACTCCCCAAAACGCTGAAGTTGTCAAAGAGAAATTGAAGGAAGCTTTTGGTTACACTCAGGAGTTGGCGGAGCACGGAGAAGTCTTAATTGGCCCATGCGGCGAATCCCCCACTTTAACACGGATAGTGGAGGCATAAAACAGAGTGGCCGCAGACAATCCAATGGAGTGCCCGGACGCCTACAGTAACCCTAAATGTCCCTACCTCACCCAAATCAACCAGCACAACTCAGACGTAACCCAAATCAAAAACGCCCTAATCGGCCCTGACCTTCAAGGCGGCCTCGTCTCAAAAGTACAGAAACTTGAAAACTTTATGAAAGTAACCGTTTTCATTTCGTCTGCGGCAGTAGTTGCAGTAATCGGTTTAATATTGAAAGCCGTATTCTGCATCTAACCCTCGCACACGTCACCAGTTCCCGGTTGCATAGTCGCCTCTTCCTCACTGGTTCCTCTTTAGTTTCTCTTCCGCGCACACACAAAGAAAACAAAAAGAAAGAAACCTTGGGGAGCAGGCGACTACACAACAAACCAAATTAATGTAGGTGCCCAGTATTGAAGATAAGTATAGAAGAGAAAGATGAAACCCAACAGTACCGTCCAGCGCCTATAGATCAACTGTTTGATATGGTAAAGTTGTTTCCTGACAAAATAGTGATTTATGTCCCAAACATGTGTGGAGGCGAAACCCGCATAACCATTCACAGAAGCACCTGCCCAAACGGCAACGAAGACAACATACAACGCCTAAGAAATTTAAGTGACAAGTGAACCTGAAATGTCTATAAGCATGGAAGAAGCCCTCGGCATCACAGAACCTGAAACTGAAAAAGGTAAAACGTCACAAAACATCACATTTAACGCAACAGAACTTTCAGATATAGAAAAAATCAAAGGCTACCTTTCTCAGAGGATGACGCAAGTAGAAATAGCTGAGCAGCTGAATTGTGCACGGGAAACAGTGAGTCGAAAAATAGCTAAATGGATGCTGACTGACGATTTTAAAGAGTGGCTAAATGCTCACTGGTTGGACCTATTGAATTCTGTGAGCTCAACTCCCGAGTCAGAAGTTGAAGGGTTAAGGCAGCTTACCCGGTACATGTGTACTATAGCTACCAGAAAAATTGAGGCGAAAAGCGAAGTAACAGAGAAGGTGACTATTGACGTTGACGAGAAACTATCTATCCTCCGCAGATACGAAGCAGTCCTTAAAAAGCGACGTGACCGACTTGGAAGCGGAACTTGACGTCTACAAAAAATTTGTTTTAGACAACAACTGGGTAAAATGGAAGCCTCTTTGGCCGTCACCTGACCGTAGCCCACAAACAGACTTTCTAATGTGTCCTGCCCTAGAAGCTATGTATGGCGGAGCTGGCGGAGGCGGAAAAACCGTAGCTATGCTCGCAGCATCTTTAATGTTTGTTGATGTACCCGGCTACAATGCTCTATTGTTACGTAGAACATTTCCTGACTTAAACCTGCCTAAAGCCTTGATGGATCTCAGCCACAAATGGCTTGACGGCACGGACGCCCGCTGGGACGCAGTAAACCACACCTGGACTTTTCCGTCAGGTGCAAAACTGGTGTTTGGCTACTGTGAACATGAAGGAGACGAACAGCATTTCCGAAGCGCCGAATTCCAATTCATCGGAGTAGACGAAGTAACAGAGTGGGCAGAGTCACAGTACACTTTCCTGTTTAGTAGGCTGCGTAAACCTAAAGATTTACCTGTGCCTCTCCGCATGAGATGCGCAACTAACCCCGGAGGCAAAGGCCACAAATGGGTTAAACAACGCTTCCTAGTTGAAGGCCAAAAAGACCGCGTGTTTATCCCCGCTTATCTCTCTGATAACCCAGAGTTAGACCAGGAAAGCTACCGTTTAAGCCTGAGTCAGCTGGATCCTACCCGCCGCCGCCAAATCTTGGAGGGTGACTGGGAAGCTTCAGCGGGAACACTCTTTCAACGCAGCTGGTTTTCTATAGTGAAAGATTACCCACGTGACTCCCCTGTTGTAAGGTTCTGGGATAAAGCCGCGTCTGCCCCTAAGCCTGGTCGAGACCCCGACTGGACCGCCGGCGCAAAAGTAACCGTGAAAAACGGGCAATACTACATTATAGATATACAGAGGTTTCAGGGGTCGCCGAAAACTAATGAGGACACAATTAAGCAGACCGCGCAGTTAGACGGTGTCTCCACTGCAGTTGTGATGGAGCAGGAACCCGGCAGCAGCGGAGTGGACACAATTGACCATTACAGCCGCGAAGTGCTGGTAGGCTACAATTTCCGTGGGGAAAGAAGCACCGGCAGCAAAGAGGAACGCGCTGGGCCAGTAGCGTCTGCAGCTGAAGCAGGCAACATCTACCTAGTTGAAGGCAACTGGATTTCAGAGTTTCTTGATGAACTGGAAGTTTTTCCTTCAGGAGGCCACGACGACCAAGTAGATGCAGTGTCAGGAGCTATTCACGCTTTAGCGTTTTCAGGGCCGCTGGGCGGAGACAGCGTCGAATCCATCTTCTAACCTAACCTAATAATTTAATTTGTTTGAAGTTGAATGTTTATGACTCAAAAAGCTGCCCCTTTGGGGTTTTTCTCGCGTATTTCACGTTTGTTTGAGCAGCAGAAAGCTTTGGTAGGTGACGCTGCACTCAGCGTTTTCGGAGGCGACGCAGTAGCGAAGCCAAGGGAAGACAGCACCTACAAGCATTACTATGAACATGACGCTACAGTAGGCGTCAGCATCGATGCATTATCAAATATGAGGTTGGGCAGCGGCTTCTACGTGACAGTGGAGGATGAAAAGAAAAGCCAGCCTGCCTTGGACATGGTTAACGAGTTAAACGAACGCATACACCTAGACGAGGTCCTGTCCAACGTGGACCGCTGCATGGATATTTACGGGCGCTGCCCAGTTGAACGAGTAACCCGTAGAGGGCCGCCAGGCGGCATACTGGAGTTGCTGGTGCTGGATCCGCCTTCCGTAGAATATAAACGGGCGGTGCACGGCCAATTTTTAGGGTTCACACAGAAAGTTAAGGGTAAACAGCCGGTGCAGTTTGGCCCAGACGAGTTAATTTGGTTCTGCAGTAACCAGGCGGGCAACGGCCAGAAGGCACTGTATGGCATAAGCCGGATTCAACGTGTGTTGCCTTTGCTTGAGATCCGTGAGCAAGTAATCAAAAACATTAACGGTATAATGAAGAATCAAGCGCGGCCCCCAATCATTTGGAAGGTGAAAGCAGCTAACGACGTGGACACGTTAAAGATGCTTCTTAAGAAATGTAAGGAAGCTGGGTCTGACCCGATTGTGCAGCCCAAAGACAGCATAGACTTTGAAGTTGTCAAAACAGATACGAAGGCGGCTTACTGGGACTACGTGGACTACATTGACACACTCATATTTCAGGGCCTACACAGCCCCATGCTAAACTATCTAAGGAACGCAACTGAAGCCTCTGCCTCAATCATGTTGGATGTGATTAAAGCAGACGTGGAGGGCCGCCAGCGGTACCTGAAGCGGATGGTTGAACATGAAATTTGGGAGTGGCACCTGCGTAAACGCGGTTGGACCGGAGAAATCCCAAGTTTACAGTTTGGCTCCCCAAAAACTGGCTTGGAAGACATTAACATTGACCAGTTCATAATGAAGGGCCTGGAGCTCCAATACATTGACCAAGCAGCCTTCGTTGATATTCTGCGGCAGAAAGGCCTCAAAATCAACGTGAAACCAGTGGAGCCGGAAAAAGACTTGCCTGTTTCGCCTTTGCCGGATGACTTGGATTTAACAAGGGAGGAGCGTAAAGCTCGAATTGCAGCGTTGCATCACATCGCTAACAGTTAAGTCCCCAGCGTATGATCTGCTGTTCGGCGAGTTCCTATATGAGTCCACGCGGTACTGGATGTACGTCGCCGTTATGGATGAACGTACCTGCATGCGATGCGACCAGTACAGCGCCGCAGTTTTCACCACTGCAGAAGTGCACAGGTATTTTCCGTTCGCCACTGAAGTGGGCCATGACTTGATTTACCCGGACGTTCACCCCAACTGCAGATGCCTACTTGTGGGCGCCCGAGACGACTGGGGATACACTGACACCGCCCGCATCATACTTGCACCGCCTGACACGCCCATAGCCACAATTCTGGTTCAAGCCAACATTACACCAGTTGCAGCGCCAGGTGCAGGAGCAGATACACCAACAAAACCAAGTGGTGAGGATCCTGGGTTTGACCAGTTGGATAGTGACGAGTTAAACAAGAAAAAGAAGCATCTCAAGAAGGGTTGGCTACAGATCCGCCACGTTGAAAGTGCTGGTTTGCTGCGTATGACCGTGGATTTCTGGTTGATCCGAGCAGGCTTCCTTAAGGCCTTCGGCAAAAAAGCAGGTGACAAGATGTTTCGTGACTGGGTAAAAAAGAACCATCTGCAGGTTACTAAACCCTATGGAAAACGGAGGAAGAGGTAGATTCTGAATGGGGTATGTATGTTGTCCCTTCTGCGGCGACGCTATGCCACGTAGAGTGGGCGAATCAAATCAGTTTAGCTGTCCCAGCTGCAGCAGAACCTTCACTGCAGACGGCTACGCTTTCGGAACAGAAAGACCACCATAAAACTAAAAAACTAAAAAAGAGATGAAAAGTTTTGCCTATGCATAAAGATTTTCAGAAAATATTTAGCCAGTTTGTTGCTCGATACGGAAAAGAGAAAGGATCCAGCTTATTCTACGCTTGGATAAATCGTCGTGGCTTAGACGATTCTAAACCGTATAGTCCTGAGCAGCTTCGGCTTAACCGTGAATGTTTAACAAGTTTAGTTGCTGGGTTACAAGAAAGTTTCCAGTGGAGCATGCCTCTTGCGAAGTTGCTGAAGCAGGATAAAGAAGCAAAATACTACCAAGTTGAAGCCCACTTCGCCGTCACATCCATGAATGGTAACGTCTACACTTTGGAGGAGCTGCTGCAGGCCATACACACGCTACCCGGCAAACACGTGGATTTAAACCATAACTTGAACTGGAAGATTGAGTCTGTGGAAATCACGGCTGCCATGGTTGAGAACGGCTGCGCTGAATGCATCATACGGGTGCCGAATGGAGCCTTGGATGCGAAGGGCCGCGACG